ATCAGCGCCGCCTGGGGCGGGCAACAACCCCTCTACTGCTGATCCGCCCCAGGCTGGCATCCCTTCCAAAGCAGGAAGCAGTGCGGAGAAGGAAGACTTCTCGACACTTTTCGGCACAATAGGATTGCCAAACCTGCAGATCTGAAGGGATCGACATCATGCCAACCACAACTCACGACGCCACCGGGTACACAAATCCGGCACAGTCCTCGCCGGCTGAGACCGAAGCGGCCCAGGCCGCCTACGTCGATGGTGTCCGCGCGTCCTACCAGTCCAGCAAGGAATCCTCGTACAGCCAGTACCGTGACCGCACGGGGGTTCCCGAGCCGTCGACCGGCACGTACACCGACTATCCGACCGGCGGCACCATCACCGAGGTGAAGGACTGGGTGGCCGGCGGGCCTTTCGCCGAGTGGGACGAGCAGACCCCAACGGCCGAGGAACTGGATCGTGCGCTGTACGCCTACGACCAGGAGCTGAACGGGCAGAACCGCAGCACCCTTCTCGGATGGTTGGAGAACATCCCCGGAGTGGAACAGCCGTAGCGTTCACGATCAACGCTACGGAGGGAGGTGAACCCCATGGCAATGAAGCCGAAGCCGAAGCCGAAGCCGAAGCCGCGTACGAAGTCCCGAACCAGGAAGCCCTGCTGACATGCCATCCTTCCCCGTCTATTACACGCCGAGGCCGTATCAGCAGGAGCTGCACCGCATGTGGCGCACACATCGCTACGGCATCGCAGTGCTGCCCAGGCAGACGGGGAAGGATGTCGCAGCGTCGATGGAACAGTGCGACGCCAGGCTGCGCACACCCAAGACGACCGGGGTATACATTAGCCTGTCGAATCCTATGATCCGCGACATCCTCTGGGACAAGACATACATTGACCCGGAGTCCGGCGAATACATCCGTGGCCTGCAGGACAATGTCCCGCCTGAGACTGTGGACTGGAAGGCCACCGTGATGGAGGGCCGGTTCAAGAATCACAGCCGGCTGAAACTGCAGGGCTACTTCCAGTCCGGCCAGGACAAGTCCGGTGTCGGCACAGCCTTTCAGGACTACACGATCACGGAGCTGGCGCTGTTCGCACGGGAAGATCCGATCCCCCGGCTCATGCCGATCCTCGAGAACCGGGCTGAGAACAAGCGGCTGATGGTTGTCAGCACGCCACGTGGTAAACGACGCAACCCGCTGTGGCAGTTGATGGAGTCGTTGAAGCACAATCCCGAGGCGCAGGTGATCACCCGCGACATCGACGACATCAACGCCATCATGAAGAAGAACGGTCTTGATCCTGTTCTTACCGACGAGGAACTGGAACGGATCAGGGACACCTACCTGAAACGGTTCGGCAACGACCGCATGTTCGAGCAGGAATACTACTGCTCGTTCGAGGAGATGGACGCAGCCGCCGTATACGGCGAGGCGTACATGAAACTCGTCGAGGAGAAGCGGGTCCACCACTTCAACCTCGACCCCGGCCATCCTGTGTACGTCGCGTTCGACATCGGCTCGTCCGGGATCCAGTCAGACGCCACCAGTTGGATCGCGTTCCAGTGGATCAACGGGCGGCTGTTCCTGTACGACTGCGGCGAGGGTCACGGCAAAGCACTGCCCGAGTACGTGGACGATCTGCAGGTGAAGCCGTGGTTCAACAAGATCGGTGCGCTGATCCTGCCGTGGGACGGTGACCACCACGAGAAGGCGGTGAACACGACACCGGCCGACATGCTGCGACAGCGGTTCCCGAACGTGGCCGTGCTCGCCAAGAGCAACAAGGTGTGGAAGATCCCCGGTGCCAGGAGCGGGGATTACACGCTGATCACCGACATTCAGCAGACACGCATGACGCTGTACAACACGATCGTCCACGAGGGCAACTGCCAGTGGCTGCTCGAATGCTTGGAGAACTACAAGTACCAGTTCAACACCCGGCTGCAGATGTGGACCGAGCAGCCTGTCCACGACAAGTACAGCCACATGATGGATGCTCTGCGCTACGCGGTGCAGGCCGTGAAGGAATTGGATTTCTTCAACGGGAAGTTCTACGACATGGCGGGGCAGCGAACCTCGTCAGTGTCCTACGAGGAGGATTGGTCGGAGGTGTGGGCGTGAAGCATGTGAGTATCCGCCAAGCCATGCAGTACGTGGCCGACAACCCGGAGGTGCCGGACAACGATCTGATCTCGTTGCCGGTGTGGGAACTGGTGTCACGCACCCTGTTCGAGGTGGCGAACAGCCCGACATCGAACAGCACCAGGTCGATGCGCAGGGCGAACGTCGCACGCGACATCATCCTGAAGCGGCTTGTCGGCCGGCGCCGGCCAGGTTCACATCCCGCCACCAAGAAGAAGGTGGTTGTGGAGTTCCAGGATCTGACAGGTGGGGAGATCGGAGCATGAGCGACATCGTACCTGTGCGCCGCTGGCGCAGGAACGTACCGAAGGAGCACCGCACCAACCTGGACACCCGGCTGGTCTGGTTGTGGAACCAGAAGTTCGGCACTGTGCAGACGGTGTACAACGAGACTGAGGATATCCTCGACAAGACTGCTGCCACTCTGATCCTGCAGGCTGTGATCGGCCGCGACCTGGACTCGATGCAGACGTTGCTGTCCCGCATCGAGGGTGGCTACAAGTACGACGACGAGCTCATCGACGAGGACGCTTCGCTACGAATCTGACCCCGTGGTCCTTCCACCACTTGGTCTGCCATTCGATGGCCTGTGGCCGTTGGCACGGGTCGCATCTGCATTTACGCCCGTAACCCATGTGGTCGTAGGCGTCGGTGTCCGGACGTGTCTCAGGCATCATGCGCAGCGACTCAGGCAACAGGTCGAGCGGCAGATACCAGGTGCCCCCGATCCTGACGGCTCGGGGATCATCCGGTTTGCGGATCTTGTTCTTGCGTTTCTCCGGTGGCAGTGGCGTGTACTTGGTGTGGTTCGAGTATTTCCTGGTGCCATCCGGGAGTGTTTGGATGGGCCAGTGTGTCACGGGTACAGCACTCCTTCGCTGTACTCGAACCACAGTTCCAGGGTCATCGGGCGGTGCCGGCGGATGTAGTAGCCGGGCATCACCCGGTAGGTCTTGGGGACTTTGCGCCCACAGATGTAGGTGGTGTACGGCTTGCCGAAGTACCAGGACAGAATCTTGTTGATCTTCCGCAGGTCGCTGCGCCAGGTGGTGCCACGCTCCGGCGGTGGCATCTCCTTCGTCAGCTTCACGAGGTCGGCGACGAGCAGCCCTGTCGCCCATTCGAAGATCATGACTGCTGACACCCTGTGCCCGTGTTCGGGTGACAGGTTGCGAAGGAACTTGCGGACCTCCCGTTCCCAGGCGACGAGGTGCGGGTTCTCCTTGACCAGAAACTTGTCCTTCGTCAGAGGCATCTTCCCTCTCAACTCATCCGATAGGACTAACTGGTCGACACGCGCTGATGCCGCGGCGGCGCCCGCGTCTGATTGCACCCGCCGCTGTACTGTACTCCCCTCACTAAATCTTTTCTGTAGCTCAATCTCAGCGTCGTTCAGATACGACGGAGACTCCAACATGCTCATCCTCACCCCACAAAAAAATAGGTTCCCATCAGTCTATGCTGATGATCCTCCAAACAAAAAGAAAGGGTGGCCCTGGTTTCCCAGAGCCACCCTCTCACTTACTGCTTCTCCGGTCGTACCTCGCCGCCTAATGCTGCATAGCCGGCGATGTCCACCCAGTTGTCCCACTTGTCAGGGCTCGTCGCAAGACGCGCCACCTTCAGCAGAATCATCATCGCGGCCACATCGTGAGCCGTGAACGTCACACCCTTGTACGCCGACCACAAGGCTGCGGTATCCCCGAAGTTGTCCTTCGGGTCACCGTAGTCCTTGTTGCGGTCGGACGTCACCAAGGTGGCTGCTTCACCCAGCAGCAACTCTCGATCCGTAACGCTGCTCATGCTGCGTACTTTTCGATGTTCGAGATCAGCTTGTCAGCCTCGTCGATGTCCAGGCCGAGCGCAAGCGCCCGGTCGTGGACGAGCTGTTTCCAGCCCGGCACCTGCCCCAAGTACATCTGGGATCCGATGGCGAACAGAGTGGTGTTCCGCCTGCCCGATGGGATCGGCTTGTTCAGGTCGGTAATCAACTCGTCTTGCATCATGGCTATCTCCGTTGGGTCACCTGCATCCAGCAGTTTGATGATCTCGTCGATCACGGCTGTGTCCGACGCCTTCTTGATGAGCAGGGTCTTGCTGAGGAACGACGGCAACGGCATGATCGGACGATCATTCCACCGCTGTTGCGCGTAGTGATACACGCATCCCGTTGCTCTCAGGTCAACCCCTTGTTCCAGTGCGATCCTGTCCGAGAACAGGGAGTACCCGGTGTCGAGGTTCCACACCTCATCCGGGATCGAGTAGAACAGGTGATACCCGTTACCACTCTTGGATGTTTCGGCCAGTGTCCACGGCAGCATCCCCAACTTGCGGGCGCCATCGAAGCCACCGTTCTTCCCGTCGATGTCGATGCACACCAGGCGCATCGAACGCATGACGTAGGCCAAAGCCCACCGCCCCTGCTCGTAGCCGGGGATGACGGGCTTGCCACTGAACCTGCCTTGGTTGTACAGGTCCATGAATGTGGACTCACCCCAGCCTTTACTGGTCTTCCCGTCCGGCCAGGCGCGAACAACAGCCACGCCTTTCGGGCCGGAGAACCGAACCAGTTCAGACGGGATGGCCCAGTCGTTGTTGTACTGATCAGTCATCCACCAAGGTTGAGTCGGTGGTGTCACTTGCGACTGCATAGATCCCTGCTCCTCTCTGGTATTGCAGGAATGTCGTGGTGTTCGTCTTGAACCCCTTGACCTTCTTGACATGGACTGGTTTGCCGGCGGCACCACGCACACTGCTGCGGTAGTAGTCCACCTGTGGACGGAACAACTCCACCACGTTGGCTTCCGACCAGGGCTTGGTGTCACCCTCGGCCAGCCGCCAGGCCACGAACCGGTTCGTCAGCTGTGCTGCTGTCATACCGATCAGACCGCTACTACCCAGCGGGTCGTTCATCTCGAGCCAGTAGATGAACTGCAACGCAGGCGAGTTCGCCAGCATGTGTTCCATCTTCAACTCGATCGAGGTCTTCGTCGGCGACAACATCACCGCCTTCTCCGACCTTTGCACGTAGTGATCCAGGAGCAGGGCCAGCAACGCTCCGACCATCCGGTCACTGAGCATCTTGTCCTTGAACTCCAGATCATCCGGATACTGGTTCGGGAACCAGAACCGGATCAGCCGCTCTTGCAGAGCGGAGGACTTGTCACTGGACTTCGGCTCCCGGTTCAACGCCTCGATGAACAGGGCGTTGGTCGTGACCAGTGTTGGCTTGTTCGAGTACAACGGCCGGACCGACAGAGTCTCCCCTGCGATCAGTGTCTTCTCGTTCGCCGAGTCCTTCACGAACTGCATCTCACCGTCGTAGACGATGTTCACCAGTTTGTTCAGCAACTCCATCACGATCGGTGACGGCTTCGCCATGTCCTGCCTTGTGACGTGCGCACAGTTCTGCCTGCCGAACAGGGACTGCACCATTGACATCAGCAACGACTTGCCGTTGCGTCCGTCTCCGATCAGCAGCACGTACCTCACCGCTGACCAGTGTGGGGCCAGCGCTGTGGCCAGATGGCGGAGCAACGACAGCACCTCCTCGTCGTTGTCGAGCCAGTGCTGCATCACCTCCATCAGTTCTTGCTTGTCGTCCTCGTTGTCGTTCAACAGGACCGGCAGGT